ATGTCGCCTATTATCGTCGAGTACTCCTATCCACGATTTTGAGGACGTTATACAGTTCGTAAACATCCAATAAATTGACCGTGAAATCGGGCCCGAACATGGGGTTTAGCGAATGACAAGTGATCGTTCCTCGATCAACATGGTGCTCTACAATGCGCTTTATCAGAATCCCCTCTTTATGAACAATTACAAAATCCCAGTCGTTAATATGTAGTTTGTATTGCCAAAGGTCTCTCCTTATCTCCCTGCACAATACAACATCCCTATCACATAAAGCATCACGCGATCCATCGTCCATGCTGTCCCCTTCGACTTCAAAGCAACGATATTTTCCGTGAAATGTCCGGTCAGTAATAACAGGAATAGTCGGCAAAGTATCAACGTATTCCTGGTCTCCGTAACCGATCAGATAACCTGCTTTAGCCCGCACCGGAACCATTGGCACATGGACAAATTCATTAATTTCTTTCTCGCGAGCATCAGATTTTAAAGCCGAATTTTTTAGCATCTCTCCATCTCCCGTAAGAAGCCAAGTTATATTAAACCCGAAGTTATCAGACCAGGCTTGCGCAGTTTTACTACCAAATGGTTTTCCATTTAACAATGCAGTTACAGCCCCTTGAGAAACTCCTAAAACATCAGCAATCGCTTGTTGGGTCATATGTCGTTCCTTAAAATATTTTTTCAGAACCTCTCCAATTATAACACATTTACCATCAGCCATAATCACATTTTACTGCAAAAAGTATTAAAATATTTTGTTTTTAATACTTTTTAGTTTTATATTTGCACTATGATTAATAATTAATAACAAATATAGCTAAAAAATGCCAAAAACAAGAAGTAGGAATAGCCGGCGTTCAAAACTCATCGAAATGGGGATCGGAACTGTTATGGTGTTTAATAAGTCTATTAGCTCAAGTATCCGTGCTCAATTGTGTGAAATTACTCGAACGATAGGAAATAAATACGAATCAGTTATAACCGATAAACAGATTCGCGTTACCCGAATTTCTTAATTCCCACGACTATGGAACCTCTCAAAGTAATTACGGTGACCGAAGAGCAGCTAGAAAGCCTGATCGATAAAAAAATAGATCAGTTACATGACGCTGTGAAAAAGCAATCCGAGATTACCGATCCCTTACTCGATATAGCTAGTTTGAAAGTCAATTTAAAATGGCCGGATGGTAAGGCAAGGCGATTAGTCAAAGAGGGACGTTTGAAACCTGAGTTTACAGGGAACGGTAAAACGATGTTTTTCAGACTATCCAAGTGTCTCACTCTATAAAATAATAAAACATGAGAAACGTATTGACCTTTACTGGAATTGTAGCACTTGTGGTGTCTCTTATTGTGCTTTGCATGGTCGGATTCCCTCGCTACGCCGTATGGCAGCAAGAAATGAGCGGCAAAGCTGAATTTGCCAAAGCCGAACAAAACCGACGTATCAAGATCGAGGAAGCTAAGGCTAATCTTGAAGCCGAGAAACTCAACGCCCAGGCAGAGATTGAACGTGCTAAAGGTGCTGCCGAAGCTATAAAGATCGAAAACGGTAGCATAACGCCTACTTACATTCAGTATCTGTGGGTGCGCCAGCAAAATCTATCTGCGAATAAGGTGATCTACATTCCTACCGAAGCCAGCTTACCTATTCTTGAAGCAAAACAGTAAACCTACAAAGCCATGAACGACGAATTTATCATCACACCCGGCCCTGCTCCGGATTCAGCTTTGAATCCACTGAGGGCAAACCTTTCCCGGCTGGCCCTTTCTGACGAAGTCAGCGATGAGGATAGAGAGGCGATCAAAGAGTTTCTTGAAAACTTATAGAGCCATGAGCAACAACACCGAATCCAATCTTATGGCATTTGCGCTGATAGCAACCCTTTCTATCGTCATGTTTTGCCTCTGGGTAGTAATTGAAATAATAATCGGACAATAGTTATTTAACTTTCTAAAATACAGCAACCATGAAAAAGATCATTCTTTTCTTCCGAAATCGCAGGGATGCAAAACTCCGTCTAAGACTCGAACGAATCTTAGAACAAGGCGTACGATGTGATATTAATACTACCGGAAATATCTGCGCCCGTATTATTTCAACGAGTCAATCAGAAATCCTATCAAACAGAGGGATTACCCAATTACATTAAGAGATTTAAGGTTAAATAACTGTACGCAGTGACAACACGAACACTCAATAACGGCAAAACCAACGCAAGGAGAGAGTAGTATAGGAGGATGATTACTTGGAGCGCTACAATCAAGTGTCGGGACACCCAATGCGATATGATTGATTACAAAATCCTTGCCCCCACAAAAAGAGCATTTAGGGTTTGGTGCAACCTTTTTTAGATGATCCTTTAACTGTTGGATTTGGTTTTTCGATAATTCCATAGCAATGTATATTAAGGTTTGACACTTACAAAGATAACAAAACTCGGCACTCCCGCAACTTTCATAGCAGAGAGTAAAAAGGTTTGACAACTCGGTGGGAGTGCTGATTTGCCCCTTTGGTCTAATGGAATGACGGCACGAAGTAAGGTTGGGGGATTCGTGCAGGTAACGGTTCGAGTCCGCTAAGGGGTACAAAATAAAAGAATAGCCATGCAAGGACAAGAGTTTACATACAGCGAGGCGGCGTTGCGCGAGTTGGCCGCATGCCTTAAATCGGAGATGAGCGCACTGATCTGTAAACCCTACCCGCATTTCAGGAAAGAGTATTGCGGCGAGATTACCGCCGTTCAAGATGGCGGTGTAATCAGCGTGTATGCAGACTATTACATTAACCATGTGGGCGATTACGATCTTCAGCTTTCGCAGGCATACTTCAAGCCTGAAGGCGAGAAAGAGTACAGAATCCATGAACCCGATCCAAGAGATATAGAGTACTACTACGCAGAAGCAAACGGTTCCTGCTACCGTAAAGCAGGTTAGGTTCATTATGGTTAGTATTTGGTTTAGGTTTAACTAAACGAGTGTGCAAATAATGCACAATGCTCACCCCTCCGCCCTACGGGAGTATCGCGGAGTTTTTAAAGGACGAATCAAAACACTCAATACTATGGACTATTTAGCGGAACCCCAAAAGAAGATCAAAGCGGCCCTATTATCGGGTATCAGGCTGACGACCGCACAAGGTAACCGGATGGCCCAGACTGTGGATTTTCGCAAAATCATATCAAGATTGAAAAAGGATGGGATGGCGATAAAATGGTTTTGGAATGCTCGCAAAGACCAGGACGGTAAAATAGTCGCACGATATAAAACCTATTACTGTGAATCCCCGCTTCCCGCTAAAGGGACGAAGATCGATGGTTTTGGAGAACCGAGTTTTAACGAAATGTTTTGGAATCAGTAAACATCATACCCAGAGGCCGGCAGACGACCTATCCCGGACAGACGGGGACAGTTCCGGGAAGGTGTGGGGAACCCTCGACAGCGATTATAACGAAGGAGAAGTCGCGCTGTTAAAAGGTCTGCTGACAGCCCGGAAAGACGGGCAACTGGACAGGTGGCGGAATTGGTAGACGCTAATACATGTGGTAAGTATGCCGAACAAGGCGAGCAGCATTAATGAGTGTGTAAAAGACGCTTACCGTAAGCACTCGTTGCAGGTTCGAATCCTGCCCTGTCCACAAAAATCTAATTTTCACGACTATGGAAAATATGGAGATTTACAACAGTACCCGTGCGGTGCCGCAAGAGGCCAAGAAAGAGATCAAAGGCGGTCGGCTGTCAGGCAAGACCGATATAAATCCCATGTGGCGCATCAAAACGCTGACCGAGCAGTTCGGGCCGGTTGGGTTCGGATGGCGGTACGAGATTACAGACAAGCGTCTGGAGCCCGGAGCTAACGGCGAAGTGGCCGCCTTCGTTCAAATCAACCTTTTTGTGAAAATGAACAGTCAATGGAGTGAGCCCATCGTCGGCATTGGCGGCAGTGCATTTGTTGCCAAAGAAAAAGGCGGCTTGTTCACTTCCGACGAGTGTTACAAGATGGCTTTAACAGATGCGATTTCTGTTGCTTGCAAGGCCCTCGGGATGGGTGCCGATGTGTATTGGCAGGCCGACCGCACCAAGTACGACCAACAGCAACAACAGCAACAGGTCGCACCGTCCAGAAAGGTGAAACTATTCAACCGAAACGACGATAACCTGGTGAACTGCCTTTGTGATCTGGTGACCGGACAGAATTTGTGCGGCAAAAACAAGAAGAAGGAAAAATGGACGCTTGCCCAATTTGAAACGTCCCTGCAAGGGTTCACGCATGAGGATTACGCCTGGTTGGTGAACCGTGCGACCAATGGTATAGGAGTCGCCCAAAATCAGTAGCGATGGAAACGACGGAAGAAATCATTAAAGCCCCTATTTCCATTCCGGAAGCTATACAAAAGGCAAAAACGTATATCCTCAGCGGTGAAGTCGATCCTTTAGAAATGTGGGCGAATATGTCGCGGTACGAAAAGATGTTTAAAGCCGTAAAAGACGATCCGCAGGTAAAGGATTACGCCCTGCGGGAGCTCTCCAAGTACGGGAGGGATCACCAACTGCGAGACTGTAAGCTGGAGGAATCCGAAGCGGGTGTGAAATACGATTATTCGGTATGCGGGGATAGCACGCTGACCGAACTCTACGAGGCAAGAGCGGAACTCGATCAGCAGATAAAAGAGCGGGAAACGATGCTCCGGGGGATTCCAGTAGGACAAACTATCGCTGATACGGAAACCGGTGAAGAGTTGCGCCGCCCGGTCAGAAGTTCAAAAACGACAATCAAAGTAACCTTTAATAAAACAGCAAGATGAGCGATTTAATCAACATGTCGATCTGTGTGAGTGACATTCCCAAGTCCAAGATTAAGCAGGCGGAAAATGGCAAAAAGTACATGAATATTACCGTTGCCAAGCGTCGTGAGTCTGATTCTTACGGAAACACCCACACTGTATTTATGAGCCAGTCAAAGGAAGAGCGTGAGGCCAAAACGGATCGCGTTTATATCGGTAGCGGAAAGGGTTTTAGCTTCAACCCGCCAGCCGCCACACCGGAATCAGTGGATCAGATGCCCCCTGCATCAGAGGTTGACGACCTGCCATTTTAGACCATGCTGTACAATCTGAGTAACATACTCGACAAGGAACGCTTCAAACGGCGTTCGAACGACCTGTACCGTAAAGGCGTGGTTGTCGAACTGACCGAAAAGAAAGCCAAACGTTCGCGGTCCCAAAATTCCTATCTGCATTTAATCCTCGGCTGGTATGCGATGGAGACTGGCAATACGCTCGAATATGTGAAACGGGTGTACTTCAAAAAACTGTGTAATCCTTCGCTTTTCGTGCGTCACAAGGCGGATAAGTACCTCGGTGAAGAAAATGAGTACCGTAGTTCGGCAAACCTTACCACAGCCGAAATGACGCAGGCCATCGACCGATTCCGCAACTGGAGCGCGTCGGAGTGCGGAATCTACCTGCCCTCTCCGAATGAAGAGGATTTTTTGCAGAGCATCGAGGTTGAAATGGACCGTCAAAGCGAATACCTATGACCGACCTGGAACAACTTACCCTGAATGCCGTCGCGCATATTTCGGCAAGTAAGGCCCTTAAAAAGGAAGAGCCGACTATTGCCCTGATGAAAGATGTATTTAAGGTGATGAAGGGGTATGACAAGGAACAGGTACGCGGTGCGCTTCGAAGCCTAACCCGGGCCGGTCGCATTACCTATGGAAACACGATCAACGATATTTATTTCAAAGTCAAGACACATGGAGCATAACAAAGAAGATCCGCGGATAGAGAAAGCCCGTATAGATTACGGGTTTTACACGAAGATAGCGAAGGAGCTGCTATGCAAACTGCAAGACCAGAACCGGCATCTTACCCGGACGCTGGACGAGTTTAGCGATGCAATGCAACGTTGCCACGAGGCAAAAAGAATACTTGGAGGCGAATAACTGACATGGCTAACATTAAAACCGGCTTCATATTTTATAAAGTTGATACGGACAGATTCCAGGACATCCGGATTAAGCGTCTGAAAAAAGACCGTGGATGTAAGGGTTACGCCGTATACGAATATTTCCTCAATGAAATCTACCGAGTAAAGGGCTGTTTCCTTGCGTATGACGAAAGTGCTGCCTTTGACGCCGCCGAATACTGGGGACTGGAGGAATCACAGGTGAATGATATAGTACACTACTGCTGTGCATGCGGTCTTTTCGATAAGGGCCTGTTCACAAGTGCGGGTATACTTACTTCACGCTCCATACAGTCGAGATACATTGAGATGAGCCGGATTGCCAAAAGAACATCGTATGCGATCCCCCAGCAATATGATCTTATTTCCGGAATAAACGAAGATTATCCCGGAAAGAAAGATGATTATTCTGGAATAATGTCAGATTCTTCCGGAAGTTTGCCGCAAAGTAAAGTAAAGGAAAGTAAAGAAAATAATAACCACCCTTACCCTCCTTTTGAGGAGGGGATTCGAGCTCTTTCCGTAGATAATGATTCTTGGAAATGCAATCAGCAGGTACGTGAATATTTGGCGAAAATGGGTTTTGAATGTAAGGCCGAAATACCAGTGCCCGATCGAGGAGACGGACATGCAGGACGAATAGATTTGACAACCACTCGGGGGGATGAGAAATATGCAATCGAAATTGACTATTTGAACCCGCGAGAAAAATCCATTTTCAAATTGCGTCATTTGGCCGGTAGTTTTTCAAAAGTGATTCTGTTAAGAGGCGGAATACAGGATGGAGTGCTCGGGGGTGATATTCGTGTTATTCCGCTAAAAATCAAATGGGAAGATTCCACTAACAGGCCGGATTTGGAAAAACAGTTCGAGGCGTTCAGAGCAGCCTATGGGGGGACGAAACGGGGTTTCCAGGTTGAGTTCGCCGCTTTTCGGAAGAAGCACCGGGATTGGCAGGAGGTAGTTCCGCTGCTAATGCCTGCGCTTGAGAGGTTGATCCGATGGCGGGAGCGATGCATGCAAAGTAAATCTTTTTGTCCGCAGTGGGCGCATTTATCGACCTGGTTGAATCAGCGCCGATGGGAAGATGAATTTCCGGAACCGGAGGATGGAAGTGTGCATGAGGGGCGTCCCGGAGTAATCCAGTTCCCGCGGTAACACAAGATGTCCGACAATTAAAATTGAAAAATCAATGACGCAGATTATTGACATTGAATCGAAAAAGGTTTATGAGGTCAATCCCTCACATGAGGGAGAGAACAACCTCGTGTGCCCGAAATGCTCTCCGTCACGCCGGAAGAAAAGCGAGAAGTGCCTGCAATGGAATCAGAGCAAAGGGGTCGGACAGTGCTATCATTGCGGAACCGCGTTTGTGCTCTACAGGCCGCTGAGGGAACGTCCTTCCAAATCGTATGCGATTCCAATCTGGAAGAACAAAACCGACCTGACGGATGAGGCTGTGAAGTGGTTCGAAGGGCGTATGATCTCACAGGCTACGCTTCGGGAGATGCGGATTTATTCGGACAAGGAGTGGATGCCCCAGTTCGGCACGGAGGCTAAGGTGATCTGTTTTCCGTACTTCGTCGGGGATAAGTTGGTTAACATCAAGTACCGGGGCCCGCAGAAGTCGTTCCGGATGGTGAAGGATGCCGAGTTGGTGTTTTACAACTACGACTGTATTGCCGGGGCCAGGGAATTGATTATTGTCGAGGGAGAAATAGACGCGCTGAGCTTCATCGAGGCCGGGTTTAAAAATGTCGTTTCGGTTCCTAACGGTGCCGGAGCCCGCGATCTTTCCTATCTGGATAGTTGTATCGACGATCTTTCGCATATCGAAACGTTTTACATCGCCACCGATCAGGACGAACCGGGGATAGGTCTACGCAATGAATTGATCCGCAGGCTTGGGGAAGAGCGGTGCAAGGTGGTTTATTTTGGGGGGCACAAGGACGCTAACGAAATGCTGTGCGCCGGGGATGGATGTATGCTCCATGAGGTGCTGCAAAAAGCGAACTATCTTCCCCTGAGGGGTGTCCCGGATCTGGACGGGGTTTATGACAACATCCTAACTCTTTTCCGTAACGGATTGGATACCGGCAAGACCGTAGGAATTGAAGCCATAGATAAGCTGATTACGTGGAAAACCGGGCAGGTGGTAGTATGGACCGGTATTCCGTCGCATGGTAAATCGGAAATGCTGAATTTCATGGTCGTGAGATGGAATCTGATGTGGGGATGGAAATCCATATTTTTTTCGCCTGAAAACATGCCCTATCACATCTACCTGTTTCCAAAACTTGCATCGGTGTTGGTGGGTAAGACTTTCCGAAGCGGATTTATGACTGACGATGAGTTTAACCGGAGCTTTGACTACATCGCTGACAATTTCAAGTTTATCGATGCCGGGGATGATTATTCTGTGGAAACGGTTATTGAAACGGCTCGCAATGCGGTAAAACGGTACGGAATCAAAGTGCTGGTGATCGACCCGTTCAACTGTTTCGAGCATCGCAGGGAGCGCAATGAATCGGAAACGGAGTATATCGGCCGGTTTCTGGATACGTTGGTGCGTTTCGCCCGCAAATATGATGTGTTGGTGAATTTAGTCGCCCATCCCCGAAAAATGGATAAGTTGAATGCATGCAGCTATAACCGTCCGACACTGTACGACATCAACGGATCGGCAAATTTCTACAATAAGGCAGACATCGGAATTACGGTTTACCGCCGTTTCAATGACCATCCGAACGGACCCGGTACCGAACTGGTGGTATCTAAGGTACGTTTCAAAGAACAAGGAGAAACGGGTGTGGTTGACTTGCAATACAATCTTCAAAACGGACGGTATGCCGTTCCTGTGCCCGACATTCACCTGCTCGACAATTCCGACTGGCTGCAACCGCAGCAGGCCGATTTTCCCAATGACGAAGTATGGACACCCGGCAGCGACCTGCCGTTTTAAACCGATTAAATAATGATACACATAGGTATAGATACCGGCACACATACAGGGTTTGCTGTCTGGGATTCTGAGAAACGGAAATTTTTAGAAATCGGGACCCTGACGATTACCCAGGCGATGGAACGGGTGCTGATCTACCGCAATATCGCTCTGGAGGCGGGGCACGAAATCGAACTCCACATCGAGGATGCCCGATTGCGGAAATGGTACGGCAATTCGGGGCGGGAGAAGCTGCAAGGGGCCGGAGCGGTAAAACGGGACGCGCACATCTGGGAGGACTGGTGCTGGGAGAACGAAATCAATTACCGCATGGTAGCTCCGAAAGACAACATCACAAAGATGGACGCCGCTCCATTCAAACGGCTTACCGGATGGAACAAAACCACCTCGAAGCATGGCAGGGATGCCGCGATGATGGTGTTCGGTTTGTGAAACTATTAAAAACCAGATAATTATGAGTAAATACATTAATGTGGAAGTCAATACCGATGTCGATGTTTATATCGGTGACGTATGGGAACAAATCGATGATGATGAGCTGCGTGGCGAGGTTATCCGCAGGAAGTTGTCTGCCAGGGTTAATCTGGGAGCAACTACCGTCGAGAATTACAAACCCGGAGAATTCCGCCGCATCCTGTGCGATGTCCTTTCGCTGGGTTATCAAGTGTCCGATGATGAGATTCTCGGCAGGATTAAAGGGTGTTTGTAAACCGTCCCGTCCGGGGCATAGAATGAAGAGAGATGACGCACGGCAGTTCGTTTTCAGGGATCGGAGGTTTTGACCTCGCCGCCGAATGGGTCGGATGGCAAAACCTTTTCAACTGCGAGATAGACCCTTTTTGTCAAACCGTACTAAAACACCACTTTCCAGATGCAGAACAATTCACAGACATACGAACGGCAGATTTTGCCAGGTACAAAGGCCGGATCGACGTGTTCACAGGAGGTTTTCCCTGTCAATCGTTTTCAGTTGCCGGAAAGCGAAAAGGAACCGAAGATGACCGCTACCTGTGGCCCGAAATGCTCGGAGTTATTCGGGTTGTTCGACCCCGTTGGGTCGTGGGCGAGAACGTTTACGGGATTGTTAGTTGGTCGGACGGGTTGGTATTCGAACAGGTGTGCGCTGACCTGGAAGCGGAAGGTTACGAAGTCCAACCGTATGTACTTCCAGCTTGCGGTGTCGGCGCTCCACACCAAAGGTACCGGACATGGTTTGTTGCCCACCGCGCAGACGCAGGGATTGAAGATGTGCGAGAACGGAAAGACGAAATTTTATCCGGTGGGGCTGCTGCCGACACCACGAACAAAAGATGTAGGGAGAGGATCGGTCAAGGATGCCAAATACGAAAACGGGGTGTTTTTCAGGGAGAACAAACAGGGTGTCCGTTGGGGAGTACAGTTGCCGGATCTGATTGCGAGCGGCCTGCTCCCCACACCGATGGCCGGGGACTACCGGAGCGGGATGCAGAACCTGGCGGGAGGAAATCATACACAGCAACTCAACGACACTGTAGCATACCACGCTGGAAAGACTTCCCAACTCAATCCCCTGTTCGTCGAGGAGATGATGGGCTTTCCGACTGGTTGGATTTTGACGCCGTTTTTGAAGGAATCCCAACACCCCGGCGGGCCAAAGCCTACAACCGGTGGCGGGATCAGGCCATCAAAGCCTACGGAAACGCCGTAGTTCCCCAAGTGGTATTACAGATTTTTGAAACGATCAACGAGTATGAAGCCCTATCGAGGGCAGAAAGGAGCGGGAAATGACAACCGACAAGAAAATACTTGATGCCTGCTGTGGTGGTAGAATGATGTGGTTCGACAAAGCAGATCCGGATGCGATTTACATGGATATTCGGGAAGAAGAATTTATCGCATGTGACGGTAGGCGTGTTCGAGTACACCCGGATCTGATAGCTGATTTTCGGAATATGCCTTTTGAGGATGAATCCTTCAAACTTGTAGTATTCGATCCGCCGCATTTTAACCGGTTGGGTGCAAACAGTTATACCGCACAAAAGTATGGCCGATTATTCCCGTCATGGGAAACGGATCTAAAACGAGGCTTTGACGAATGCATGCGGGTTCTTGAGCCGTTCGGGATCTTAATTTTCAAATGGAATGAGGTTCAAATCCCGGTTAGCAAACTGTTGGAAATTTTCGGACAACAACCCTTGTTCGGTCATAAGTCCGGTAAAGCCTCAAAAACCCATTGGATGTGTTTTATGAAAAGATAATGAAATGAAAAGCAAACGAGCAGAAGAATTTATCAATAACCGCTCTGAGCTGATTGACGGCCTAGAGTGGATGGTTGACGCATCAACAGCCCGTCGAGCCGTCGAGCTTGCCGAGCAGGACGCAGAAGAGAAGATCGAAGCGCTGAAAGCACGGACGGTGGAGGTGTTCAAACGATGCTGTATATATCGATCAAAGTCAGAAGATTCAGATTCTTGTTTCCTGAACGACCAATATAATACCTGCGATAACAACTGCTCTAAGGTTAAGTTATTAATTCAAAAACTCAACGATCTATGACCTTTACTACCCCCTGCTTTGTTCGGGTTGAGAATCCGGAGAAGCGAAAAGAGTTGATCGAGTGGCTGGAAGGGATTGGATATACTCACTTCCCATTTATACGCGATAGTTGTTTGATAGCTACCGATTCAGACGGTAGAATATGGCTTACCGATGCAAATAGGGACGGGGCTTACGATTGTCAAACTGATACTGATTTATTCAAAGCCCTGGCGGCGATGAATGAATGGAACGACCGGAAACAATGGTATGCATACACAGAGTATCCGACCAATGAGGGTAAAAACGGTGTTCGGAAGTTTGTTTTCAATGAGCCTGCGCGATTCGATTCTTTTGTAGACGTGCCATCAGGTTATTACCGCAAAGCCACCGCCGAAGAGATTGTCGAATACTTCAAAAATAACGGGAAATGAAAAACTTTCTGATAGACGGCATTTGGCAGGGCCCACCCGAAGGAGTAAGCGTTGAAACCTGGCTGAATGAGGTTGTAGCGTACTCAGGACTTGATGCAAATCTTCAACCGACAGGAATTATTCGGAGAATCCAAAAAATCGAGCGAATCCGCAAGAATGGCCGAGGCCGGGGAATTACAATGGATAAACTTAAACAGAACGACCTATGAAAACGCTTGAACTGAAAGATATTTGCGGCTATCTGCCGTATGGACTGAAATTCCTGTCGGATTATTTTAGCACCCCGCATGAGATAGTTTCTATTGATTTGACGGATAATACCGCTGACTTTTCAAATAACTGCGGATATACGAATAAGTCACTAGGCGAGGTAAAGCCCATTCTCCGCCCTATGTCCGACCTCACCAAAGAGATCACACACAGAGGGGAAAAGTTTGTGCCGCTTGGCGTCCTTAATAACAGAGGGCATTTCATAGAATTTGACACAGCCGGTTTGCTTTATACAGTAGGAGGCTGTATGGATTCCGATTGGCTTATGGTGTTCGACAAATTCCATGAATGGATGTTTGACTACCGGGGCCTGATTTCCGCCGGACTGGCAATTGACGTGAATACCTTACCTGAAAATCCTTACGAGCTATGAAAACAATAAAGATAAACGATCCGCAGCCGGTAGCATGCATTATGTGCGGTGGTTTCTATGGGTACGAATACTCGGATTTGTACAGACTACATTACATGTCTGTTCATAAAGCTTCCGGAGAATACGAACGAGGGGAATACTCGTCAGGCAGGTTGATACATAAAGCCAAATCAGCTTTTTGTGCTAATTGTGGCGCAAAACTACCATTCAAATTAATTCGTGAAGATTCAGAAACCGTATGAAAACACCCCAAGAAGCGGCCAGAGAGTACGCGCACGATCATATTGCAGAGCGCTGCAAAAGTACTAATTGCAAAGAGTTTGATTGTCGGCCTTTTGACAGAAATGTAGCAGGGTATCACACCAGGTGTCGGGCCCGCTATCAGGAGTATCGGGATGGTTTCCTCGCCGGTGATGCTTTCGGCTACCGCAGAGGTCTGGAAAAGGCATATCGGTGGATCAGCGTGGGGGATGAGTTGCCGAAAGATCAAGATGATGTACTTGTGTTGTTTTGCAATGGGAGGAAGGGAATTGGCTCTTATGTGGGTAATAATGAATGGGCTGTAATAATTGCAAATGAGTACGATAGCCATGATTTAAAAGTTCTTGCCTGGCGTCACATCGAACGAGTAAAGGAGTAAGAAGAATAACCCGCCTTCGGGCATAACAGGAGAAGAAGATGAAAAAGATAATGTTTAACGACCGATACGGCTTGACGCAGGCGGTCATCGAGGGGCGAAAGACTGTGACGAGGCGAATAGTCAGCGATAAATTGTGGGACAGGTGGACGGATTACGATGATTTTTGTAATTCGGTATCGTGCGGTCCCTCCACGCCAGTAGTGCGTCAATATTACAATGAATTTGAGTTTTTCAAAGACAATCTTCCCTACCGGATCGGCGAGATCGTAGCCGTGGCGCAAAGCTACGACCAAATTAACCCGCAAATTGTTCATTGTCGAATTGATGATCTGGGGGACTGGGGTGGAGACCACCCAGGGCAATATAACAAAATGTTCGTCCAGGCCGATCTGATGCCTCACCAAATCCGAATTACCTCTGTCCGCCCTGAGCGGTTGCAGGATATAACCGATGAGGATTGTTTGAAGGAGGGGGTGCGTTTTGTCGAAAACAGCGATGGCTATTTTTCAAACGGGATGTCCGATGAATACACAACACCCATTTCTGCCTTCGCCGCTCTTATTGACGAAATAAGCGGTCGGAGAATCTGGGAACGAAACCCCTTTGTTTGGAGAATTGAATTTAAACTGGTGAAGTGATGAAACCGCAATTTAAAGGCACGCCGGGACCCTGGAAGATTTGTTGTTATGGGCATGAGTATAAAGAGCTGGTAATAGAAAAAGATAAGAAACCCGAAACAAGAGTCGCCAATGTCGCTATACAGGAAATATTCAAGTCGTTGGCCAACGCCCGTCTTATCGCCGCCGCCCCGGAACTGCTGGAAGCCTTGCAGAAAACCAACGATCTACTCAAAGACCTGGACAACACGCACACCGGGGATAGTAGGTATGCTGACTTCGCGATTCAGTACTCGGAAAACAGAAAGTTGATTGAAAAAGCATTGGAGGGTTAACTATGTGGACAAATGAAAGTCAACAAAAGGTACTGATTCAGGCTCTCGAAAAATTTGGAGCACCGGCGCAAATCAATATGGTTATAGAAGAATGTGCCGAACTGATCCAAGCCATTCGAAAACACGACCGGAAGCCAAGTGACGCAACCCGAAATAACCTACTGGAAGAGATGGCGGATGTACTGATCTGTGTCGAGCAATTGGTTTATATCAGTTACGCTTACGAGGACATTCCAAAGATCATTGCCCGTAAAATTAACAGACTGTCCAAGCGGATGGAGAAAGGAGAATATTAGCGATGAGCACAACAGTCAAAATGTGGGCGGTGTTTGATCCGGAAGGGAAACCCGTAGAATGGTCACTACGCCCGAACGAGGAATGGTGTATTGAAGATTTCATCGGCCAATCCTCGTGGGGCAATTACGAGAAACAAGGTCACACCTGCCGCCCTGTGAGGGTGACGATTGAAGAACTGCCGCAAGGCGAAAAATAAGATAGAATGCCGGTTTACTATGCCAGTAGTGATTATAGCAGGAGTTGGCCGAGGTGTCTATATGCCCGATTCCCCCATGCAGTTATCACGAAGATAACGCGTCTTTCCGACGGTTGGATTAAAGTAAACTATGTAAACCGCAAAACCTATTGGAAAGGAAAGAAAATAACTTGCCGCAAGGCACAAAACAATAAAAATCATGCGAAATATACTTTTCAGAGGCAAGCGCCTCGATAATGGGGGGTGGATTATAGGATACTACCTTGAAATGTAGTTATGTGACGGATGCGATCGTTGCTCGTATATTAAAGCCGATGGCTATGAACCTATCAAAGTTGATCCCAATACTATCGGCCAGTACACCAGTCTGAAAGACCGGTATGGATATAGAATTTGGGAGGGGGATTTGGTTAAGCATGGTGATGAAGTAAGCGAGGTGTTTTTCGATACTGAAAATTCATGTTTTGACTTTAAAACCTCAAATGATCCGTTTGCAGCACAGTTTTCCTGTGACTATGAAATTCTCGGCAACATCCACGACAACCCCGATCTGCTGAAATAACTAAATCACAATAAATATGAGCCTTAAATCAGACTATATAAACGCCTGCAACGCCTATCTGAAGGCCTTTTGCGAGATGTACGGCTTCGATTATTATCCGGATTTCTGGATAGGTGATGAAGTCGGAGGTGTTATCGAGCTGGGTGACTACTTCGTGAATATAAATACCATCCGCACCGCAGTGGATCGGAATGTCCCTAGAGAAGAGTTTGTCAAGTGGTACGACTACTGCATGGATTGCGGAACCCTCGATATACCTTCCCCAAACTTCGATAGCTGGCTGAGGGGATGTCCTCGAATGAGTGACGAAGAGAGGCGGGAACTCATGGAGCGGAGCCACGAGATAGAAAAAATGAAGGAAGAGTTGCGTAAACTGATCGAAGAAAAGCGGTCAGAGTTCTAAAAAAACGGAGGGTGTCCGCCTCACCCTCCAACCTATTACTACTAACCCAAAGCCAATATGAAATTTGGCAATGCAAATATAACAAAAACCTGAAATATGAAAAGAACCTTACTTTATTTTCTTCTTGCCTTTATAGCCGTGATTCTTGTCGCCTGTGAGCTCAACAAGAACAAGCCGGGCAAGATCATCTTCGACCGTGTTCCCTTCGTCTACGCCACGATAAACGGCCAAAGGGAGCTATTCTTAATAGATACCGGAGCGTCTACATCTATGCTGGATAAAAAGCTCTGTGACGAAGCGAAAATCTACTACATGGCTACCGGCTTAGAGGTAATCGGCGTAGACGGAACCTCGATCCCTCTAAAGACCACTGGAAGAATCCCGTTTACGCTCGACAGCATCCCGTATTCGGCCAGCTTCGCGGTACAGGACATGACCAGTCTGCGGCGGGCTACCGGAAAGAACGTAAGAGGACTGATCGGCTCGGATGTGCTGGGATTTTACCGGTTGACGGTGGATTTTAAAACATGTGAATTGAGATAAATTGTCCTAAAGGTAGACAAACCTTATAGGGAAAACAGTGATAAATGCGGTTGAAATTGGACTAAAAGTAGAATTGTCTAATGAAGGCGGTCAGAGCAAGAATTAAAAAATACAAAAAGTAGTCGGATGGGTGCAAGTTTTGATAATTACGTGTCTGAACGATACGATGATTGGGTAGCTTACGCAGAGGCATTATGCCTAAAATACGGGGTGAAACTGGAAGCGCGGGAGGTCGTAAACGAATCCTTCCGCGTACTACTTGAGCGCAATGGGGCCAAACTCGACCGACTGATAGCCGCAAGACCGGGGCGTAAACCGGTAGCCGAATTTATGATGAAGCGAATTATCCGATTTCGTGTGTCATCCCCTCGATCGAGCATTCGGTATAGGCCAGGTCAAAAATTCACGTCCGAATCTTCGGAAGAAACACCGGAAACATTCTCCGATACGAATGTAGATTATTCAGATTTTATGCGGTCTATTTTGGAGCAGGTACCGTTTACCGATCTCGAACGGCGGATATTCGTGTGGGTTGCAGTCGAAGGGAAAAGGCTGGACGACTGGCCTGGAGAGGAAAGCCGTAGAAAACTGTTTTACAAACAGCGGAGTGCAATTTTGAAAGTACGGCTATTTCTGAGCCGCCAAAAACTTATGCCCTAAAAACTTACGCCGGGTTCCCCAAACAGCCACACCCCAAAAACTTATACGGGCTCCCAAAAAACTTACACCGGGTTGCCCGAAAGGGTCTGCAAAAAACTTATACGGGGTTCCGACTTCGACGCGGTCGATGTCTCCCGATTCAAACAAATCGCATGCTTTATCGAGGCTCAAAGCGTCGATCCGATCCGTTTTCCCATTCATGGCAATAGTTTATTTTAGGTTTCCATAAAAACTTATATACCAAAAACTTATAGTCACTTATCGAAATGTATGCGTATGGGTTTCCCGCAATGCGGGCACACGCCCGTAGGAGATTCATCCGCTGGACGTTCGAATAGGTCTACTACCTGAACCCCAAGAGCGGCGGCGATGCGTTCTAGAGTTTCAACGGTGGGGTTTCCATTGATGGCGGTACTCATCGACGCTTGTGTAATATTAAGGCGTTTGGCCAATTCTTTAGCTGTGACGCCTTTTTCTTTTAATACTTCTTTTATTCTCATTCCTATTAGTATATATTCTAACATGGCAAAGATAGAATAAATCTGTATAAATACAAATATAATTTTTACGAGTAAATACAAATGCTAATTATTTTGATAAAAAATTGTCAAAAAATTTGCACGAATTAGATTTTATACATATCTTTGTGATACGAAATAAGGGTAAGTGCTAATAATTAATCTAAAACCATACAACTATGAGATTCTTTAAAACCGCAGAAGGGTGTTTCAACTACATCAAACGTAACGAGAACACAGGAAAAGAGAAAGAAGTAAACGGTATTGTAATGTTTGGCATGGGAATATACGCCTATAGCGATGTATGTACGTTCGCCGGGGTTTCCGACCGGTCGAAAACACAGGAGTGTTTTTACCACTTTGCCAATGACATGGAAATACTCAAGCTGTTAAACTATTTGTTACGCACGGACGGATATTTGGAAATTAATTAAAATCATACAACTATGACCACACAAGCACGGCCCAATATAGAATATATTTTTGGCAAAAACAGGTATAACCACCCGATAATGTATACACGTAAAATAGGGACAATAAAATACACTTGTGGTTACCCGTATAGCCTGCATGGCTGGACAGAACTTGAGCGCGGCAAAACAATCGGCGGCCCCTGCCTGATTAAGTTTTATAACTCCCTGAGAGCAAAATACGCCGATCAATTGACTGATATTAACATGGATAAATAAAAATTACAAAATATCCGATTTTTCTCACATCACTACGCACGCGCGCAAAGAAATCCGGCTTTTGTCGGATTTTTTTTGTTTTCGGTTTGCACTTTTCCCCGGCTCATTCTCTTAGTAAGAAAGTACCGTTATGGAAAAACGTAAAAGAGGGCGCCCCCGAAAATTTAAAAAACCGGCGCAATTGCTCGAAGCGGCCGAACAATATTTTGACTGGTGCGATAGAAATCCGTGGTACAAATGCGAAAAGACCAAAGACGGCGATATTATCGGAGTGCCTATACAACGGCCTTACTCGATTGTAGGTTTTTGTGTGTTTCTGGGTTGTTCGGAGCGTTTTTGGTGGGATTTGAAAAATACTGCACCCCCCGAATTTGGGGAAACCATAAACAAAATTACTTCGAGGATCGAGGGCCAACAGTTCGAAGGTGCGACGGTCGGCGTATTTAACGCCAATATCATTGCCCGCAAGCTGGGTTTGGTCGACAAAAAGGATGTGACGACCAACGGCCAGAACGTAACCGCGTCCCCCTTGAACGATTTACCCACGGAGGCGCTATTGGAAATCGAGCAAATAGCTAAAAAGTATGGCAAATAGCGAACAAAGTTCCTTTGCCGATCTCCGGTATTTATCCGAGGTGATCGCCCGAAAGAATTTCGAGCGGTTCGCCTTGTACGTAATGCCGTCTTTGGAGCTATCGCCGTTCCATCGGGCTTATTACCAGGCTTTGGAACTGTTTGCCCGTGGTGCAATTAAAAAACTGATTGTAACGGTACCGCCCCAGCATGGCAAATCTCTCGGATCGTCGCAGCTTCTCCCGGCCTACCTGTTAGGGCTGAACCCGGAATTAAAAATCGCCCTCGCTTCATACGCATTCACGCTGGCAACGAAATTCAACAAACGGGTACAGCGCGTTATTTCGGATGCGGCATATCAAAATTTATTCCCTGATACATGCCTCAAATCGGGCTCCCGGCAAGCGGCCGCAGGATCGTACCTACAAACCTCGGAAGAGTTCGAAATTGTCGGTTACGGCGGATCGTTCCAGTCGGTCGGAAGGGGTGGCGGTCTGACGGGTAACAAGGTAGATATAGCGATATTGGACGACTTGTACAAAGATGCGGCGGAGGGAAACAGCCCGACCGTACGGGAAAGCGTTTGGGAGTGGTACACGTCAGCCGTTAAAACCCGTCTGCATAACGGATCGCAGGAACTTATCGTTTTCACCCGCTGGCATGAGGAGGATTTGATCGGCATACTGGAGGACAAAGAGGGCGTGCGGGTGCTCGGTTCTTTTTCAGAGATTGACCCCGATTACACAGGTTGGTATAAACTCAACTTTGAAGCGATCAAAGAGAGCGAACCCACCGAGATCGACCCGCGCCGTTACGGTGCCCCGCTTTGGCCGGAGCGTCACAGCCTCGAAAGCCTGGAGCAGCGGCGCGCGCTCGATCCATTCCGCTTTGACTGCATGTACCAGGGGCACCCGTCGTCCAAAGAGGGCCTTTTGTACGGTGATAACTTCAAAACCTATGACACCCCGACCGGCTCGGACGAAATCATCCGGAAAGCCAATTACACCGATACCGCGGACACCGGCACGGATTACCTGTGCTCGATCTGCTACGACGTGCTGAAAGGGGGGCAAATCAACATTACCGACGTACTATACACGCAGGCGCCAATGGAGGAAACCGAACCGGCCACCGCGCAAATGTTACTTCGTAACGGCACCCGTGCGGCACTGATTGAAAGCAACAACGGCGGGCGCGGGTTTGCCCGGAACGTGCAACGCAAAGCCACGGCGGTACATGTTGAGTGGTTCCACCAATCAGGTAACAAGGAATCCCGCATTCTGACCAACTCCGCCACGGTACTGCAAAATATCCGTTTCCCGGAAGGCTGGCGCCTGCGTTGGCCGGAGTTGTACGCGCACCTCACCACCTACAAACGATTATTCAAAGCAAACAAGAACGACGATGCACCGGACGCACTGACCGGGATCGTCGAAAAGGAGATCATCAATAAAAACAACCGGATTCTATACATGGGATAGGATCGTAAAACTTACAATTATGGCAAGACCAAAAAGAGACCAGAACGCCGCAGCCGTGGCGGATTATCAGGAACCGAAAGACACCCGCACGCCGTATCAAATCCTGCTCGACCTGCTCAACGCGGCGGAAAGCACCGCCGGGGAGATCGTAAAATCCCAGATCGCCGCCGGTGGGCCGATCATCCGCATGCGCCGCATTCAGGGTGAAATACACAAGCTCATCAAAGAGGCTAAAGTCTATGTTTAGTTTCGCTATCGATCACGAAACATACTCCTGCCCGACCCGGTGGCAGGAGTTACCCGTTTCCGACGCCGTGAAATTGCAGGCGCTCGTGAAGGAGCTACCGGATGCGGTGGCGGATCATTTCCGTTCATTGGTCAGCCCGGCGGAAGAAGTTACCCCGGTTCAGGGGGATGACGTAGGGGCCTTGCTCGACTTCTGGCGCAAGGCGCTGCACGCGCTATCCGGATGCCCGTTGCCGGTACTCGACAAAACCGCCGATACGGATGTACACGCGCTCGGGGAACACTGCCTGACGCTGTTCGTGTTTTCGTTACTGGCGGCTCCCTTGTACCACCCGGAGGGGATCGAAGCCTTCAATACGAACGGGGAACGGTTGGTTATCCCCGCAACCGGCACCGACGCGCTGGGTAATGCGGTGCCGCTGGAAAGAATTACGGCAAAGGAGTTTTGCGATGCGTCGGATATTACCGCTACCGGAGATTTGACCCTCGCGCCGCTGCTGTTGGCCGTTTTGTGCCGCCCGGACGGGGAACCATACGACGAGGAGGGAGCCAAAACCCGCGCCCGAAAGATGGGAGACGTGCCGATGAGCATTTATCTGGAAGTATACACCCGCCTGATGGAAATGCACGCCTATCTGAGAGGGGAATTTCCGAAACTCTACGGATCGGACAAAGGCGGGGATAAATCGAGCGACGATCCCTACACATGGAGCGACAAACTGCTGTTCGTGGCGGACGACAAACCCAGCGAACTGCCGTATTCAGAGGGACTGAATGCCTATGAATTTGTCCGCATACTGGACGCGAAACTCAAACGGGAGAAACAGAAATGGGAGATAGTAGCAGCGACCAGAGGATTGTAAAATGGCGGGTATGCGTGGCCCTGCTCGACATGCTCTACAACCGGGAATGCCGGTGCGACCGGGCCAAATGTGCCGGGCATTTCGAGTACCTGCGCCGGTTGAAATTCGAATACGAGTGTAAAATCGAAGAGTATGAGGAAGAAATTAATAGAGGCGATCAAAGCGGCATTTCTCAGTGAGGGATACGGATTCTTTCAGGGGTTCGCAGACAAAATACAGGGCAGCGAATTGACCCTGCCCGCGCTGTGGCTTACACCGATTGAGGTGGCCGGGATGAGCGGACGTAACGACGGCAAAGTGACCTACAAAATCGTCCTGTACCTGTTCGTGCAGAACGAACAGTACGACGAGCAGCAGAAAGAGGAAAAATGGGAGGAACTGGAACGCATCGCGCGCAAAGGGATCGCTACGCTTCCGATGATCTCCGATGTCATTTCCACCGACAAAGTGACGATCAAACCGGACGAGTTCGCATTCACCTCGTTCGGGGAGCTTTCCCAGACGGTAACCTTCCTCGCCGACGTGTATTTCTGCAATGAGTAAGCCCCTCGACATACTGGGCCAGTTGGCCGAACACCTGAAAAAAGCCTTGCAAACGGAACTTTCGGTACAAATGCGCGTGGCCTCCGGGACACTGATAAACAGCATCGAGGCCGTGGTAAAAGAGACTATGAGCGGTTTCGAGATCGTCGGTTCGGCGGTCTATTACGCGAAGTATGTAGAGAACGGGCGCCGGGCCGGGGCGAAAGGGGTACCTATTGAAGCGCTAATCGAGTGGATCAGGATAAAGCGGATTGTGATAGAGGGTCGCAGCGAACGTTCCACGGCTTTTATGTTCCAGAGCTCGATCCGTCGCAAAGGAATCGCCCCGGCATTGTTTATCACGCGCACCCTACAAAACCAGGAAAGCACAATCGACCGGAGTATTCACGCGGCATGCGGGGAATTGGTCAACTACCACATCGAAACCATGTTTAACGAAATCAAACAAGCAGCATGATAGACCTGACAGCAAAACCGGAGAAATTCAGCAGCGTATATCGTCCGGTAATCTATACCCTGACCAAAACCGGCACGGAGAAAGAGACCGTGCAGATTCTCGACGGATCGACGGTACTCGGAATGAAACAATTTGTGACCGCGGGCAGGATCGCGATAAACGTATCGGAATATTACCGTAACCTGATCGAAACGGCACCGGTGATCGATGACAGCCTCTCGTTTGTCCATGCCGTGAAACGGACGGTAACGGCCCGGATCGACGTGACGGCGGATTCCTCGGTGCTGCTCACTTCGGGGATTACCGATCTTGCTTTGTCCACCCTGCTGTCGAATGCGCCGGGGCCGCGGATACTCCGACCCGGAGAATGGGACGAATTGAGCTATCTGGTAGATGAACAGGTATTGGCCGGGGCAATTATCGTCACGATGAAAAACGGGCAGGAAATCACCCTACAAATGCCTAATTCGTCTATCGACGGAGTGGCTGTACTGGTGGTGCATTACGATTCCATCGCCGAGGCGGTGCGGCTCAAAGGTGCCGATCCCGCGGGTATGGCCGGAATCAGGGTAAAACCCACACTCGGGTGTTACGACCTGCCGGAAGTGGAGTACCGGATTGTCCGCTCCGGGTGCGGTGTCCGTATCGCGTGGTGGAACCGCCGGGGCGGGATCGACTATTATACGTTCCGCTCCGACCTCGATAAAAGTTATACCACCGAACGCACGAAGATCAAAACAGCGGAAGGCTGGCGGACGGTTTCCTCGGAAGTGGAGGACGAACGCAATATCTCTTCCGGGGGACTTCCGGGTTTCATGCTCGAATGGCTGGGCGAGATCGTCAGTGCGCCGAAAGTGTGGCTGATTGACGGAAACCAGGCTATTCCCATCGACATTACCTCGGACGTGATTACGACATTCGACCAGGCGGAGATGCCGCAGCTTGAGTTAACCTTCCGATCCATCGACACCGAAAAAATGCAAACGACATGATCGACCTGTACATAGACGACAAACGCCTCGATACGGATCAGCAGACCGACGCCGCAATTACGCTCTCCATCGGGAGCGTGGAAGATCCATCCCAGAGCCTGACGGCCTTTTCAAAGTCTATCGAAGTTCCGGCCACCGCCCGCAACAAAGAGATCATGCAGTTCGCCGATCAGCTTCACGGGGTCGAGCAGTTCAACAACGCCAAACACCCGGCCCGGCTGGAGGCCGGGGGCGTGGTGGTGATGACCGGCACCGCACAAATCACGAAGGTAACGGTAAACAACCTGCTGAACGCCTCATACGAAGTGAACCTGATCGGCGCGGAGTACGAATGGGCGAAAAAGGCCACCGAAGCGAAACTCAACGAAACGGACGGATTAGGTAGCTGGGTATTCTCTGCCGCCACGATCAAAAGCCTGTTGGAATCCACTGGCGGGGTTTATCTGTTTCCGGTCTACCGGGGACAGTACGTGCGCCGGATCAACGACGAGAACACAGACAAGAAGAGCGGCACGAGCGGAACGTTTGTTCCCCGGCCCTATACCACGCTGGCCGACTACCTGCCTTTCTTCAACGTACGGCTGCTCATGGAGAAGATCATCGGCCAGTACGGGTACTCGATCCGTTCGGATTTCTTTGAAAATAACGCGCTTTTCGGACGTTTGGTCGTGGCCGGGGAGTGGGAAGAGTACGACACTTCGGAACTGGAGGAAAAATATGACTTCCTCGCGGGTAAGTTCGCATCCGGAGAGCCTTATTTCATCGTGACGAACCAACGCTATGAGTTCGGATTTAATGAAATCGGACGTATCGTAGACACTGTTAGGCCGGAGGAGGAATCCGCCGACGAAGAGGTGCTGGAGGATGTGTACGACAAGGGAGGGTGCGTAATATTCCCTGCTGTCACCGAGCCGGTATTCATGGCTAAGGAGGACATGGTGATAGGCTTCGAGTACAATCTCGAATATGTCACCGGGATCAGCACCGAGTACGCCGCCGAAGGTGATAAATACGGCAAATTGATCTGGTTTGACACTGTGGACGGGGAAGCGGTGCCGGAAGAGTGTATCGAGGCCGACCGCACGGACATATCGAAAAACACCCCGCAGGGCGAATACATGTATATCTACCGGCTGACGAAGGGGACTATCAACGACGACAAGCACTATATCCGGTTCCGGCATAACAAGGACGGAGAGTACGATGAAAACGGCGAATACGACGAGACATACGTTAAAATCGGCCAAAGCGGCTCTTTCGTCTGTACGGTCAACGTGTCAAGTACCGCCGAAATATTTATCGGGGAACCGAACCCGATTTTCCCGTCCCGGATGGTCTGGAAAAAGACGAATATGGAGATCGAGATGTTCGCCCTCGACAATTCGGCCACGATCAAACTGAAATATATCGTAGAGCCGAGGTTTTTGAGTGCCGGGGAGACAATGACGATCAAAACACCGGTATTCTCCAGTTCCAACGCGCCGAATATGGCCGACGGCAAAACGCCGTATATCCAACTGGCCCTGACGAACAACACGACGGTCAAGGCGTATTTCTGTAAACGGCCCGGCTACGGCACGGCCCTCAGTGCGAAAAACATGCTCCAATCGGGTATTACGCAGATGGATTTCATCAGCGCCGTAAAACAGATGTTCGACCTGATGTTCTACACCAACGCCGAGACCAAAGAGGTGTATATCGAGCCGCGGGAGACATTCTACACCTCTACGCCGATAGACTGGCGGGGGCGGATGGACTACTCGCAGGAGATCGAGATCGAGGATGCGGGAAGCGATATTGGAAAAACTGTGGTACTCGGCTATCAGACCGACGATGTGATAGAGCGGCACAACGAAGAGACCGGAACCGAGTTAGGCACCTACAAAGAAGATATTTTGAAGTACCATGCCGAGGACGAAGAGGATTTGACCAACCCGCAATTCGTAGCGACTACCGTAGTGAAGGGGAAAATCCCGAGTGCGGCGGCTATTTCGCTAATCGACTTCTCCCCGGAAGATGACGAGCCGTCCGATCCGTGGGAATTGGATTTGGATTCTTCGATGAAGGTGTGCGAATACCTTGGCATGAAGCCTCTGCCGGACGGCACAGACCCCAATATACCCCCGCAATATCTCCTGATCCGGGATAAAGGCGTGAATACGGCGATTAACTCGTTTCCGGAGGTGTCGTTCGACAACCTGCATTTCGAGGGCGCAAACGGCCTGAAATCCTACTATGCGAAAACGATAGAATCGTACAACTACGGTAAGCGGATCACCGCGCAGGTAAAGCTATCCCCGGCGGACGTGGAGAACCTCATGCTGCCGAACGATCTGCGGCGGGATTTCCGCGCGCTGTATCGCCTCAGTATCGGCGGGGAGGATGTCTATTGCCGCCTGGAAGAGATCAACGACTACGACCCGGCCAGCGCCGAGCCGACAGAATGCGTGTTTTTGAAAGAAAATTAACTTAAAAATCAATATTATGGCTGATAACGAACAAGTTTTTAGGATAGTTGTAGACTATCAAAGCGGATTAGACGCGCTCAAGAAAGTGGAGGATGCGTTAAAAGACGTTAAAGATCGGCAAAAGGAGTTGATCGACGAGATGAAAAAGGGGAATACCTCTCAAGAGGAATACGGAACTAAAATGCAGGATTTGACTGTAAAAATAAAACTGTACACCGATCAAAGACGTCAGGCGATCAAAATAGCAAAAACAATCACGGAATTGAATAACGCCGAAGAAGGCTCTTTGGTGCGATTGAGTGCCGAATACGGGCGATTATATGATGTCTACCGTAATATGTCACGCGAAGAAAGGAACGGGAAACAAGGGCAAATTTTAATTCAGCAGCTCAATGAAATTAATAATGAATTAGCTACCTCGGAGGCTGCCGTTGGCCGGTATAGTCGCAATGTCGGTAACTATGCCAGTGGTTTCAGTCCTCTGAATTTTCAAGTACAGCAACTGGCCCGTGAATTACCGTCTTTGACTGTCTCAGCGCAGCAATTTTTCCTTGCGATCTCGAACAACCTGCCGATGCTGGTGGATGAGATGCAACGGGCAAGGGTGGCTAACGAAGCCCTGAAAAAAGCGGGTGAAACCACGGTACCTGTCTGGAAACAAATGCTAAAATCCATCGGTTCATGGCAAACCATGCTCGTTGTGGGGATCACCCTGCTTACTGCTTACGGTAAAGAGATTGGACAATGGGTGAAAGAACTGTTTAAGGGGAAAAAGGCGATCGATGAGGTTGCAATTGCAATGGAGATCGCCAACGAAAAAGGAGAAGCGTATAAAGACGCTTTCAAAAGCGCCAGTTCGACGTATGGACAGAACCTCGTATTGCTGAATCAGCTTCAGGATAAATGGAATCAACTCGGGGATGATCTGAACGCAAAAAAACGGTTTATTGACGAGAATAAAACCTCCTTTTCGAATCTGGGCGTATCAGTAACCTCGGTAAAAGACGCTGAAAATCTTTTTGTAGGTAATACAGCCACTTTTGTAGAGGCCATGAAAATCCGCGCTCAGGCCATAGCCAGCCAATCGACATTAGCCGAGTTGTATGCAAAACAATTGCAGGCCAGCACGGAGGCTGAACGGTTGGGAATTATGGCCGAGTGGAGAAAGAACCATGTAACACAAAATGACAGAGACCAAGCGCAGGAATTAAAGAACTTCAATAAAACTCAACGATCATGGTTATACGGGGGACAAAATTTATATGAAAAAACGCCCGAAGATTTTGCCGCAGAGCAAGCCGCAAAATTTACCGAATACCAAAAGGAGCAGATCGCAAAAGCGGAGCAATACACCACCCAGATTAATTTGGTGTACAAGCAGATGGCTACCTCTTATAAGCAGCTTGAGGCCGAAATGAAAGCCGGGGGGTTCAAACCGAATGCCGGGAGCGGATCATCGGGCAAAACGGAAAACGCCTATAAAAAAATTGCCTTCGAAGAATTGAAAGCGGCGCAAGAACTCGCTTTGTCCGAACAAAATTACGCGGCCAAAATGAACGAGGCGATTTTGAACGATGAAAACCAATCGTATGAAAACCGCATGGCAGCTCTGGAGCAGTTCACATCGAATAAACAAAACGTGATCCTGCAAGGGGCCGATGATGAAGTAGAAAACCTTATCCGCAGCAAAGCAAAAGAACTGAATCTCGATGCGGACAATAAAAACGACCGGGTAAAAATCGAAAAGATTTGTGCTAACCAAATCGGCGTTATCCGAGATGAAGCCAATACGAAAGTACTGGAGCTTGAGGAAACCAAAAACAAGAAAGAGATCGAGCTACGGGATAAAGCCGCCGGAGACATGATCGCACTTATGGCCGATGGTTCAGCAAAAGAAATGGCTAAACTCAATCTGCTGTACAATCAAAAAGTACGCGCAGCACAGGGTAACGCCGAAAAACTCCTGGCTATTCAAAAGTGGTATGAGCGCGAAGCCGCAAAAATCACTCCCGAAGGTAAATTGGCATCCGGCATGTCTGAGGCAGACCGAACCTATGAAATGCAAATGGATTTGATCGACCAAATGGAGATCAAAGAGGAAGAGAAAGACAAGAAACGGATCGAAGCCGAACTCACATTCCGTAAAGCACAGGCGAAAACATTTGAGGACTACATCAAGGGGCTGCAAACTACCGGCCAATTATCCGAAGGCGAATACCAAGAGATGATTTCCGAGCTGGGCGGGATGTATACCGACATAGCGAACTTGCAAAACCAACTCGACGGCACCGCCTCTGAGGGCAAAGGCAGCAATTTTATTCAAAAACTCTTTGGCATAGACACATCTACGAAGAAAGGAAAAACCGAATGGAAGGCTAAGAAAAAAGAGATGATTAGCCAGGTGACGGATTTTGCCAAAGAACTTACATCGTCTGTTATTGACATTCAAAAAGAAGCCTCACAGCGCCGATTGAAACTGGAGCAGGAACGGATCGACGCAGAGCGGGACTCGGAGTTGAAATCCCTTGAGCTCCGGTACAACAAGGGTCTGATGTCCGAGAAAGCCTACAACAAAGCAGTAGACGCAACCAATGCCGAAGCCGACCGGAAAAAAGAAGAGGCCGAACGAGCTGCATTCGAACGAGATAAACAGCTAAAAATTAAACAGGTGATGATTGAAACCGCCTTATCTATTGCCAAAACATTTGCGATGTATGGATGGCCTTTAGGTATTGTTCCGGCGGCTTTTGCTGCTGCTGAGGGGGCTGTACAGGTAGCCGTTATTTCAGCTCAACAATATGCTAAAGGCGGCATTATCCCTATCGGGGACGGCAAAAATGGTGTTTCAATGGGAATGTTGCAAGGCCCATCACATTCGCAGGGAGGAATCCCGTTGATGGTGAACGGCCAGCCTGTAAATGCAGAGGTGGAAGGCGGCGAAATTCTTGCAGTAATCAACAAGCGATCCGCCGCTCAGTATCTTCCCCTATTTTCGGCGATTAATGCGACGAACGGTGTAAAATTCGAGAACGGCGGTATCGTCGGCTCCGGATGGACATTACCGACACCGGCACCACTACCGCCCAGCAACGGACAAATGTTGGCTTCTATGCGGGATGATCTGAGGACATATTACCGGCAAACTGAACGTATGATAAAGGCTACGACCGAGAGAATCGACAACATCAAAGTCCACGTAGTCGAAAAAGATATTACCAAAACACAGAAAAAAGTTGCAAGTATCAGAGCGAAAGCAACCATAATCGGGGGGAAATGATTATATTAGCAGTATAAACTAATTGCATTTGATTATGGAAGGCATTACCCTTTTAGTTAGCATCATTCTCATTGTTTTCGGAGTTCTGCAAATCATCCTGTTCTTCAAACTGTGGGGAATGGCGAATGATATGAGACAATTAAAAGAACATTTCGTGCCCGAGAGTAAGTGTTTAGGGAATGATACCACCGACCCAGGAGCGAAGTATGTTATTACCATTATAGCAATAACGGCTGCTGTCTTTCTTATTATCGCGGTAATCGCAGCAATTTAAAATATGTATTTGTAAAATCAGCCCGTCATTTTTGACGGGCTTTTTTATTGCCTTCAAAAAATATTTTCATTTTTTTTTCATTTTCGTTTGCACTAACGTCTCGCTCATTCTCTTTGTAAGAAAAGAGCGAACGTATGCCCTCACTCGGAGAGATCAAGATCACCAATAAAGCCGCCGAAGTCATTATCGACATCGAGGGAATCATCGGCATTCCCGAATGGTGGCAGTTCGACAACCCGGACGAGCGGGTTGCCACCTACGACAAGTTCAAAAAGTCGGTAGGAGAACTCAAAGACATCAAATCCCCGGCCATCACGGTCAACATCCGTTCTCTGGGCGGCAGCGTTAACGACGCTTTGCTGATCCACGACACCCTGTCGGGGCTCAAAGCCACCGTTACGACCAACTGCTACGGCTATGTGGCCTCTGCCGCTACCATCATCGCACAGGCCGCCTCGTCCGGACGGCGCAATATCTCGGAAAACTCCCTGTACCTAATCCACCGGGCCAGTGCCTACGCAGAGGGAAACTCCGCCGAGTTGGAGGAGGCCATCCGCATGCTGAACAAGACGGACGAGCTCATTGCGGGTATCTATGCGAACCGCTCCGGCAGGTCTGCCGAGGATTTCACCGCTCTGATGAAAGTCGGTGAATGGTTGACCCCCGAAGAGGCCAAAGAGGCGGGTTTGGTGGATAATATCACCAAGTCATCGGGCATCACGAACCTCGACGCTACTTCGATCCATAACCTGAAATTGCCGGATATTCCGGCGGACAAACAAATCAAAAACGACAATAGCATGAAAATCAAACTGAAAGAGAGTTGGAAAGGGATTCTCAACTTCTTCGGACTGGAAAAGGACGCGGAAATGGAGATCACCGACGCCGAACTGGAGCGCATCAACAATGAAATGGAGGCGCGGGACAAGAAGATTGCCGACCTGACGGATAATGCCGCCGGAAAAGACGCGGAGATCGCAAACCTCAAACAGTCGGTCACCGACAAGGATACCGAGATTGCGAAGCTCAAACAGCAGGTAACAGACAAGCAGTCCGAGATCGACAAACTCAAAGCCGCGCCGACGAAAACCAAAGACTGCGAGGACCCCGATCCTGCGGGTGAATCGCTCAAAAGTAACGCCGCCGCTTACGAAAACGACGTCAAAAACTTCAAATAATTCTGAATCATGGGAAAAGTAATCAAAAATCCTAAAACTTACGAAGGACGTGAGTTGGAGCAAATTTTCTTCCGTCCGATGCTCACCGGCCCGGATGCGGCCGACCTCGGCGTGAAGATCATGTACAACATGCCGGTTCCCACTACGCTCAATTTCTGGAAACGGGCCGTAGACGTACTGAAAGCGTACAAGAAAGGCTGGGACGGCGGGGCAATCGCCGACAAATTCCAGAAAACGATCAATTTGTCGAAGGTAAAAAGCGAGATGAGTTACTCTGCCTCGGATTACTTCTCGATGATCTACGAGCTGATTACGAACCGCTCGGACGTGAATCTCGACGACCTTTCCGGTACCGAATTGGAAGCCGCCGAAACCGCGCTGTTCAAAGAGGCCATCGCCGAAGCAATCCGCGTGACGATGTGGTGCGGCGACACCTCGCGCGAATCGGGCTTCAACTCCTTCGATGGCTTCCTCAAGCGGATCAAAGCCGACATCGGCACCGGCGAGGACGACGTGAAATCTATCGCGTGTCCGTCGATGGCGACCCCGGACGCTGCCGAAGCGGTGCTGAAAAACCTGTTGGACAATGCGCCCCTCGTGCTCAAACAGTTCAAAGACCAGGGTAATCTTGTTTATCTGGTCACTTCGGACGTTTACCAGAACTACGAGGAATCACTCGACGCCGTGGTGCTGGAATCGGCCTATGCCGCCAAGCAAAACGGACGCCCCGGCCTGAAATACAAAGGCATTCCGTTGGTGGACGTGAAACTGGCCGGGTATCTGCCCACTATGGCCGACATGCCGCAGTCGTTCGCCATCCTGACGGATCGCCGCAACCTGGCAATGGCCGTCAACACGTCCGATTTCCCCGGCACCGAGGTGCGGATGTGGTACAACCCCGACGAGATGGAGAACCGCCAGCGTGCGATCTTCATGGCCGGGTGCGACTACCTGCTTCCCGAGCTGATTGTCATCGCGCTGCCTGTGGCCGTTACGGGGGTGACGCTGGACAAAAACACGCTGTCGGTCGCTAAAGACGCTACCGCTACGCTGATCGCTACCGTTTCTCCCGATGATGCAGGCAACAAAACCGTGATCTGGAGCTCTTCGGACGACACCAAAGCGACCGTCGATGCAACGGGTAAGGTCACCGGTGTGGCGGCAGGATCGGCTACCATTACGGTGAAAACGGTGGACGGAGCAAAAATCGCGACCTGTGCCGTAACTATTACTGAATAAACCAACCTCAAACAAAAATTATGTCAATTCTTACAGGTTACACGAAAGTGTGCAAAAAGACTTCGGGCGGTGTGCTGACCATCGGCCTGATCGAAAAGGAAAATTTCAAGGGTGCGACCCTCGATGCCGACAGTGACGCCTATTCGGCGATCACGCTTGCCGCTCAGTCAGCATTCAGCAAGTACGAGTTCCTCGAAGATGAGGCGGAGTTCAAGGAGGACACCAAGCGCGAGAACGGCTCGGTGGTTATCACCAAGTCACTCGTATTCAAGCTGCCGACGATGAACGCCGCCTCGCGCAAAGCCGTGCAGGAGATCATCGACGCTTCGTACTGCGGTCTGGTGGCCGTAGTGATTACCCCCAACGGCGATGCGTTCGTGGTGGGCTATGGCGAGGACGTGAAACTGGAACGTCCGCTGCGTATCTCACAGTCTACCGGCACGACGGGTAAAAAGTTCTCGGATGCCAATGGCGACGAAGTGACGCTGACCTGCGACCACACTGAGAAATCGCGCATTTACTCGGGTGACACGGACGCGCTGTTCACCGCAGCGCCGGGAGCGTAAATCTTCCCATCCATCATGTTGCATGAAAGGGAAGTCCCTGCGGCTTCCCTTTCTTTAAAAACCGAAACTATGGCAAAGAAATACAGCATCAAACCCGGCTATGAAAACGCCGAAATCGTGGCGGCGGTACCGCCCTACAAACGGACGGACGGGGCTCGGTTTGTCCTGTCCCGCTGTACACAAAAAGACCTGAAATACCTGCACGATGTAGTATTGTTCAAAGGGGTAAGCGTTTCGAGCGATGAGAAAGCAAAAACAGACGAACAAGACCGTTAAAGCCTTCGTGACCGAAAACCGGGTCGATCCGTTCGTTTCGATAGGTTCGACGATGGCCGCCACGGGTAACTGCTGGAGGTGGGGAACCGACAATATGTTTCCCTATGCCCTTGCCATCCTTGCACGGCGTTCGACGGCGCACCGGCGGATCATCAACGACAAAGCGGATTATATCTCCGGCAAAGGGTTTTCCTTCGATGAAAACCGACCGGAGTTGGAAATGATCGTGGAGGCGGCCAACGGGACAGGCGAAACGCTGCGGCAGGTGCTCAACAAGCTGGCATTCGACAAAGCCCTGTTCGGGAATGCTTTTCTTGAAATCGTAACTAACCGCAAATGCTCGTTCGTCTCATTCTACCATCAGGATGCGACCAAATGCCGCCTGTCGAAAGACAAATCACACATTATCCTCTGCCACAACTGGCGGGAATACACACCGACGCAAGCGCCCACCTTGCCGCTTTATCCTCAGTTCGACGAAGCCCCGGACGGTACGCTGCGCTCGATTATACACTACAAGGATTATGAGCCGATGTTCGAGAACTACGGCGTGCCGCCTTATATCGCCGGGTTGAATGTGTCGGCCATCGCCTACAAGACGGACAAATGGAATATCAGCCGTCTGGACAACTCGTTCCAGCTTTCGGGCGTGATGACCCTCGACAGCGATGTGAACAACGAGGAAGAGGCCAAACAGATCGCCGAAGCGGCACAAAATAAGTTTGCGGGGAAACCGGGGCAGGTATTGTTCCTGGTAAAAAACAGCGGAGGCGAGGACGGGTCGAAATTCATTCCGATCACTTCGTCGAACGAGGGAGACTGGCAGGCACTGCACGAGCAGTCTACAACAGATATTGTTGTTGCTCATTCGTGGTTCCGGTCACTGAGCGGATTGGACTGGACGTCGGGATTTAATTCTGACCGTATCCTGCATGAGTATGAAATCGCACTGAATACGGTGATCCTCGGCGAACAGGCCGAACTGATGGAGCCGATCCGGGAAGTATTGGAAAATATGGCCGGAATAGACACCTCATCGCTGCAAATCATCAACCGGCCCCCCATAACCCTGAAACCCTCGTACATGATGGTGTGGGAGGCACGCAAGGCCGACGGGCTGGATTACGACGAGAACGACCCGAAACAGCAGGTTTTCCTGGCAAACCTAAAACAGTCAAAAAATGGTACTGATAACGAGTAACGAGGTTATCGACCTGGCATTCTCCAGTGTGGAGCAGATCACGCCGGGGATTATCAAGGAGACGAAAATCGAGGCGGCGCAGGAGCGCTACATCCGTCCCGCGTTCGGCGAAATGTATAACGCGATGACCGAAGGGAGATATCCGGAGTTCGTAAACACTTACCTCAAACCGGCCCTCGCGTATTTTGTCCGGCACGACGTGATCCCGGAGGTATCGACACCGGTAGGCAACACCGGCGCGATGCTTCCTTATGCGAACCATGCGAATGCCGCAACAGACAAACAGCGGGAATTGGCGATGGATAGTGCGCTGAACAGTGCCAATGCTCTTTTGGGCAAAGCAATCCGGCATATCGAGGCGCACCGGGAGGATTTCCCGGAGTACAAACCATTGGTAAAATGCCCCTCGATCCGGGGCGGGATGATTCTTTAAGACATGGCAACGGGTAATAATTTCTATCAGGGAGAGACTATAACAGTCGGTTTCGCCGCATACGAGGACAATGCAGACGTACCGGTGGACATCACCGGGTACGACATTACAGCGATCCTGTACAACGCTTCGCGCGGACGTATTCTCACGATGAGTACGAATGAGGGCGGGTATCTGATCGTGAACCGCGTAGGAACCTCGGAACTGACCGTAACCGTTCCCGCTGCTTTTACCAGTAAAATATACCCCGGACTGCTCAAAATCGAAGTGAAACTAACAGAGCGGGAAACCGGGAAGGTAGCAATAGCAATGACCGATGTAATCTATTTGATGGGCTGTAAAATCGGAGGTATCAACCTATGAGGCTTGTAACGACATTCATACAAAATACGGAATCTACCGATCCCGATCTTTCGTACCTGAACCGCGCACGGTTCGTTTTGTCCGTGGCCGACGGGCATGGTTCCGACGGTGTGGGTATTCTGGACGCGGTGATTCGTAACCGGCACCTATTCCTGTCGATGACTTCCGGCGCGGAGATCGACGCGGGGAGCGTATTTACGGAGGACGATTTACCGGTAGCTTCGGATTCCCGTCTCGGTATCGCCGCGTTCGACCCGGCCTATTTTTCCATATTGGCCGGGAAAGTGTCGCTACGTGGTGATTTGGATTTCGGATTGAATGAAACACAGCTTGCCGAATACCTGACCGCCAACAAATACGCGACGCAGGCATGGGTTGCCGCACAAGGATTCATCGGCAGCGACGGGTTGGCCCTGTACGCTACGAAGGAATGGGTGCTCGGACAGAATTTCGCCAAAGCATCGAGCCTGGGCAATTATCTGCTGAAATCCGTCTGGGACGAGGTATTCGAGGTGACTACGGTTAACGGCGTGCAGGTATTGAACGTGAAGTTGGATATTGCGGGCCTCAAAGGCATCAGCGCTTACGGTCTGGGTTCCACCTCCGGCAGTGGTGCATCCGGTTCCCTCGGAGAGTTGGTCAACGTCGGTCAGTGGGCCGACGAGGTACCTACCGCCGACCGGGTGATGGTACAACTAGCCGGGGCTACACATTGGTCTGCAAAGCCGCTCGCCGATCTGGTCGGTATCGATACTGCGGCCCTTGCACAATACCTGACCGCAAACAGTTACCTCAAGGCAAGCGATATTTCAAGTTATCTGACCTGGGCCAACCTTTCCGGTAAGCCTACGGTTTACCCGACGAGTTGGGAATTGGTGGCGGATAAACCGACCGTATATCCTACAGCGTGGACGAGTGTAACAGGTCGGCCTACGAAGCTATCGCAGTTTACCGATGATGTTGTAGCGGGCAACTATCTGCCTAAGCCAACATGGGATGCCGTATTCGAAGTGGTCACGGTGGACGGCACGCCAGTGCTGAAAGTCAAGTACGATATTCTCGGGCTCAAAGGAATCACAGCCTATGCGGACGGCACCCTCTCCGGCGGATTTTCCGGTGCGTTGGTCGATCTGGTGGACGTGGCAGTGACTAATCTTGCCTCCGGGGACATTCTCAAGTACAACGGGACGCATTTTGTAAACGTGCCGGTCTCGTCCATCGCCGGGGCTTCGTCGTGGGATCAGATCACCGGAAAACCGGAGTATTACCCGACCCGGTGGGCGGACGTGTCCGGTGCACCTACGTCTCTTCCGGCCTCTGACGTGTACCCGTGGGCTAAAGCGGCCTCGAAGCCGACCTATACCGCCGCCGAGGTCGGGGCGCTGGCTTTGAGCGGAGGCACCCTAACCGGTAATGTAATCACTATCGGCTCGTTCATCCTGGCGAATAGCGGTGCATACCCTCAATTAACTTTTCGCGCAACAGCGGATAATTCAGAGAGGCTGCTTTTTCGGCATGGCAACGATCTGAAATGGAGGTACAATGGCACCAACGACGGAATAATATACCATTCCGGCAACTTCAATCCGGGGAATTACCTGCTACTTTCCGGCGGTACGATGACGGGGGATATCACCTTTGGATCGAATGGCAGGTCTCTAAGGGGTTCCGATGGGGGTAATATTGCCGGTGTGTTATATGATACACCTAATGCAAGATATGTTACGGCTATCGGGACAGGAAGTAGACGTTTGATTTTGGTTTCTCCGGCTTCAATATACAGGGGGGCAGGCGGAGTGGCTGAAAACTACATGATTTACGATTCCGGTAATTTCAATCCCTCGTCCAAGCTGGATAAGTCCGTTTGGGATGAAGCCTTCGAGCTAAAAACGGTAAACGGTGTGCGGGTGATCTCGGCAAAGCTGGACTTTCTCAGCGTTGCAGGCATCAGCGCTTATGCTACCGGCCCATCTTCGGGCGGCGGTGGCGGCGGATTGGATTACGACCTGCTCAAACAGGCCCTGACCGGCGCGATCACCCCGGACGGTTATCCGTTCACGATCTCCGCTTCGTTTCTCGGAGCCATCGACAAAACCTATTTGACAGGCAAACTGGCGAATACTTATGCGGACAAAGTGCACACTCACCTGTGGGCTGATATTACCGACCGGCCTACGTCCCTTCCTGCTAACGGAGGCAATGCCGACACGGTGGACAATTTGCATGCCTCGTCTTTCGCCCAAATCAAAAGTTACAACTTTCCCAGCGGCGGAATAAACAACATTACGGACTTAGATTTCACCGGGAATATACAGGCGCATTTCCCGGGTGCTGAATACTCCTGTATCTGGCAGGGAAAGGATTTTGCGGGTACGATTTTGCAACTCAAGTTACGGGACTATGCCGGAAAGCAATCTATGATGTATCGGGGTAGTCTTACAAAAATATGGAGGACGGTTTGGGATTCCGGCAACTTCAATCCGGACAATAAGTTCGGATTATCCGGTATTATTTCCGACTTGAATAACGCGCCGCTGAATGCGGTCTTTTCAACCAATGGAACTCCAGCCAACGCCCCGCTTGAAAATGCTTATTTCCAAGGGTTCACTTTCGCAATGGATAATAATCCAGACTTTAAGCGCCAATGGGCATTCAAGGATAAAAAAATTTGGTTTCGGAATTTACATGCCGGTTCTTGGTCGGCATGGACCGATGTAATTCCCCTGGATAATTACCTGCCGTTGTCTGGTGGAAGTATCACTGGTGGTCTTGGTGTATCCGGCTATCTGACAGCAGGAGTTTTACGGGTCAAAGCGACTTCGTATCCGCAGATATCTTTCGTGAACACGACGACAAACAGGGATTCGCTATTGTTTGTCAATGGCAGCGGGTTGTATTGGCGTCCAACTGCCGGTACCGCGACAGATTATCAGGTTTACCATTCGGGCAACTTCAATCCTGACAGCAAACTGGGGGTTTCGTCCGTGGCCGTCGAAGCTAAAAAGATGTCGTACCAGGGCCTTATGACGGCGATCTCCGGCACGACAACCTTCCCCGCCGGACTCTACCTTTACGGCGTGTACAACAATGGCTATCCTGTAACTTACGGTAATCTACTGCGGGTTGGAGGAAGCGGATTGGGCGAAATGTTGTTTGGCTGGGCAGGGGATGCCTCGGTCGGCGGGTTGTATTACCGTTCGAAACGGGATGTTGCGGCAACGGCATGGAGCAACTGGTGTAAGTTATGGACTTCGGCAAACTCCAACCTCTCGACCATTGACTGGTCGGCCAATAATCTTAATGCCGCAGCTAATTTGGATGTCGCAGGGCAGGCGTATGTGAGCGGCTGGCTCCGGTCAAGGGGTAATGTCGGCTGGTATAGCCAAGACTACGGCGGAGGCATCCACATGACGGACAGTACATGGGTGCGCGTATACGGCAGCAAGGGGCTGATGATTGACACCGGCACAAGCCCTATCAATATGGGACAGCTTCAGATTACCTGCTCTGCGGAGGCTTCCATCGGATTCCGATCCGCAAGCAACGGTAATTGGTGTCTGGGCAAGGGAGTGAAATCGATCGGTTCCGGGTTCGGCCTGTACAACGCCGTAACCAATCGGGCGGCGTTCCAGATCGACAGTGCCACGGATAACGCCTCTTTTGTCGGCAGTATCACCGCACCAACCTTTGTGGGCAATCTTTCCGGGTCGGCCAGTTCAGTTAACGGCTACGATATAAATTCATTCACCGGCTACTATAAATACACGATAGACGCTTCCTCGCTCGACCAAAATACCTATTACCCGGTTACGATGTATTTGGGTAACCATAATACAGTCCGTATCTCTGTGATTGTAGCCTTGGACAGCGGAACCAAACCTGCCTGGAGTTCGCACGCAAGCGGTTATTCAGTCCGCTTTATCGAAGAGGTGAACGGTTCAGGCTGGGGAACATCGGAGGTGTCCCGGAATATTCTTGCGAACGAATACAGATTTGCAAATGCCAATCCCGTAGGACGTGTCGAACAGATGACGAATAGCTCCACGGAAGTGATCTGGGTGCGCGGAGGCGGAAAATACTTTTTCTACTTATCCATACCCTACATCACTCCGGCACTTCGCACCTCTACATTCACGAATGCCAGTCAAAGCGTATCGCCACGTACCGATACGATGGATTTACGCATGGCCGCTAACGGTAACGGAATTGCCGTAAGTAAACTGTATGCCCACAACAGTATAGAGATTAACGGTTTTACCATCGACGTATACAACGGCGCGCTGCGCGTGAACGGAAACCTTGTCGCTACGGGCGGCGTAACCTCATTAGCAACAGCATAAGAATATGGCACTCGGAAAAACGAATATTTCAATCGACCTCGTGCGCCGCACGCTCGGATCGTCGAAAACAGACGTAGGAGGGCTTTGCCTGGAGGATAAGGTAAACATGTTCTCCTACTACAAACCCATCGATTCGCAGGCTCAGTCTACCGATCCGAATACGGACTGGCCGGCCAACATCAAGCAGAATTTCGGGATCAACATCCCGGAACTCACTTTGCCCGTGGATACGGCTTTGAACTGGACGCGGGACAAGCCCGTCGGTGGACGGCTCAGTCCGTACAGGCTGACCGATTTCGGGGGTTACGAGCATAATGCACGGCCCTGCCTTTCATCAGGTTGCATGGGAACCGTCAGCGTCAATATGTCCGATACGGGTTATACCACCCGCACGTTCACTTTCGAGCAAATCCCAGCAAGCAGCAAGACGAATGTTTCGGCGCTGAACATGAAAGGGATTCAATACTATTACTGGGGTTTTGCCTTGCTTACCTCATTGACCGCTACCGAGGGTAAATTAATCACTTGCGACAAGACCATCGGCGAGGGCGGCAATAGTATTACCGTGGACTTCTTCGAAATCGGAGCAGGAACGCACCACAAATACATGCTTTTCGTGCTGAGCAAAGTGAAAGCCACGGGAGGATTCGGGGAGGCTGACAACATTAACGATCTGAACGCTGAACCGCTGGTGGTGTACCACAACAGCACGTTCATAAATCCGGTTCCGCTCAATATCTTCAACTCGATCCTGATTTCGGCCAAGATGACCGGGATAAATACCGACGGTGCAAAATACACTTTCTATCCGTTCAGCAACTTTACATCCTCTCCGTTGCTGTTCCACGGTACTCAGTATGCGTATGTCAAGGTGACGATCACCAATATCGCAGAACACGAAGTAAGATACACCACGCTGCAAGAAGTAGAGGTAGTATCATTCTGGGGGACGGTCGAAAAAGGGGTGCCCCTCGTATTGGATGCCACAACGGGAAACAGGGTTTCGATGATTGTTTTGGCTGCCGGGGAAAGCCGAGACTATGTGCTGGAAATCGAGCAATTCGCATGGCATAACGGGGACTTTCAGTTGGACAATTATCCGACCGGTGTTGTGAACTCATACATCAAACTCGGATTCGGCGAACTGCTCGACCAGACCGGAACCTTCCAGATACAGGCAAGGAACATCTAATTTGTTATCAACCAATAAAATCTTTCAATTATGTCAACAGTAAATGCAATTATCAACGAGAACAAGATCACCGCACAAACGATTCAGCGGCTTATCAAGGCAAGCGTAGGTTCGGCCGAAGTTTCGGCGGAGGTAACGATGACCAATGCCGTGGTCGCTTCCTACACGGGCGGCCAGATCACCGAGAACGGAGAAGTCAAAGCGTCGTTCAACCAGTACGCGGACGGCAAGATGCAGATCAGCGCGGATGTGGAGTACTTCTCGCAGGCGCAGGCGATCCTCACTCCGTTCATGCAGAAGATGGACGCCATCGCGCTGACGATGACCGAACAGCCTGAATCAGTAATCGAAGCGTAACTCTAAAAACTCAAAAAGATGAAAAAGATCGAACTTGTAGCACTGACCCAGCTTTTGGGCAAAATCAGTTCCGGCAGCATTTCTCACGATGAGCGCAAAGGGTTGCTCGAGGTGATGAAGGTTGCCAAATACAACCTCGAAATGCGCGACGAGAAGATGCGTACGGCAATGAAGAAGTACGGAATCGAGATCGACCCGAACACCGGAAGGATTGCCGAAGGTAACGACAAAGCCGCTGTCGCTTCATTCCTCGACGATATGAACAAGGTGGACACGTCGGATGTCGAACTCAAGCCGTTTCTTTCGGAGGCCGGGGCCGATGCGCTCTGGGAGGAAAACAAACTCACCACTTCGGAGCGCATGATGCTCGATGAGCTGGTGAAGCAGCCCGAGCCGGAAGCTCCGGAGAAACCGGCGGCCAAAACGAAAAAGTAACAGGGCGGCAGAACCCGGCGGAATTTCCGCCGGGCTTTCCCGGCCAGTAAAACGACAAGTATGGAACATTTGAATTTACAAGCCCTCGCCGATAACCTGAGCCTTTTCGCGTTCATCTACCTGTGTGTGTTCGGTGCAATCGTAATGGATTTGTGGAGCGGGGTGCGCAAAGCCCGCCGCCGGCATGAACTGCGCATGAGTAACGGCTACAAACGCACGGTAGACAAGATCGCCCGCTACTACAACATGCTGCTGGTGGTCTCGATTATGGACGCGCTGCTGATCGTCTCCCAGGCGCACAGCTTTTGCTCTCTGCCGTGCCTGCCTTACCTGACGATCATCGGGGCGCTGTTCCTCTGCTTCATCGAGCTGAAAAGCATTTTCGAGAAGGCGGAGGACAAGACCA